CCCTCGGCGGCGACGAACCAGTGGGTGCCGTCGGGGGTGATCAGGGCGCGGTTGAAGAGCCCGTCGAGCACCTTCTTGCGTGCGCCACCTTTGATGTTGTCGGGGAACCAGTCGATCTTGCCGTCGGTGTGTTCGAGGGCGTAGGCCAGGATCGCGTGCTGGGCCGGGGTCAGTTGGGTGGTGGTCATTTGCTTCTCCTTCGGAGGGGTTGATGGGGTGACGTGATGAACGCGCTGTTCGGGAGTGAAGCCAAGCGTTTTCTGCTTGGCTTCGAAGGTTCTTGATCAGTTGTTGGCCTTGTCCGACTTCGCTGCCTTGCGGCCCTGTTCGACGCCCGCGTTGAACGCGGCTTCGAGGGCGTCGCGCAGGCACCAGACCGCCACGTCGTGGAAGTCGAGGCCGTCCGAACTGCGGGTTTCCAGGGTTTCGATGCCCAGCTTGTCTTGCGCGATCTGGGTCAGGAGTTGTTCGAGCTTGCTCATTGCTGCGTCCTTTGATGGTGTTGATGACGTCCGTATGAACGCGCTGTTCCAGATGGAAGCCAAGCTGAATCCGAAGGAATGACAAACAAATGATTGAAGGGGCAACCGGTTCTCAAAATGGGCATCTCGATTCGCGCTTACGCCCGTCACCGTGGCGTGACCGACACCGCTGTTCACAAGGCAATTCGCGCAGGTCGGATCACGCCGGAGGCAGACGGCACCATCGATGCCGACCGTGCTGACCGCGAGTGGGCGCGCAACTCCGATGCGCCCAAGACTGGGACGCGCGCCAAGGCCGCGAAAGCCGCCGTGCCGGAGGGCGGTGGCGACGGGCCTGCGGCCTTGCCCACTGGTGGTGCGTCCTTGCTTCAGGCGCGCACGGTCAACGAGGTGGTCAAGGCACAGACCAACAAGGTGCGGCTGGCCCGTCTGAAAGGCGAGCTGGTGGATCGGCCGCAGGCCATCGCACACGTTTTCAAGCTGGCGCGCTCCGAGCGGGATGCGTGGCTGAACTGGCCAGCACGGATTTCGGCACAGATGGCTGCCAAGCTCGTCGTCGATCCGCACACGATGCACGTCGCCCTGGAGGCGGCCGTGCGTGAACATCTGCAAGAGCTGGGCGAACTGCGCCCCAGAGTCGATTGACGGGGACTGATGCTGGACGTTGAATACGAAGGCGCTGCCGAGATAGAGCGCGCGTGGCGCGAAGGGCTGACGCCTGATCCCTTGTTGACCGTATCCGAGTGGTCTGATCGTCACCGGATGCTTTCCAGCAAGGCGTCCGCCGAGCCCGGGCGCTGGCGCACCAGCCGCACGCCGTACCTGAAGGCGATCATGGACTGCCTGTCGCCGACTTCGCCGGTCGAGCGCGTGGTGTTCATGAAGGCGGCGCAGCTCGGCGCGACCGAGATGGGGTCGAACTGGATCGGCTACGTGATCCACCACGCGCCGGGGCCAATGATGGCGGTGTGGCCGACCGTGGATATGGCCAAGCGCAACTCCAAGCAGCGAATCGATCCGTTGATCGAGGAATCGGCGGCGCTGAGCGAATTGATCTCGCCAGCACGCTCGCGAGATTCGGGAAACACCATCCTGGCCAAGGAGTTCAGGGGCGGTGTGCTGGTGATGACCGGGGCCAACAGCGCGGTCGGACTGCGCTCGATGCCGGTTCGGTATCTGTTCCTCGACGAGGTCGACGGCTATCCGCTGGACGTCGAGGGTGAAGGCGATGCGATCTCGCTGGCTGAAGCCCGGACGCGCACCTTCGCCCGGCGCAAGATCTTCATCGTCTCGACGCCGACGATCTCGGGTGCGAGCGCCATCGAGCGCGAGTACGAGGCCAGTGACCAGCGCCGCTATTTCGTGCCGTGCCCGCACTGCTCGCATCGCCAGTGGCTGCGCTTCGAGCAGTTGCGCTGGGAGAAAGGGCAACCCGACACCGCTGCCTACATCTGCGAATCGTGCGACGAGTCGATTGCCGAGCATCACAAGACCTGGATGCTGGAGCACGGCGAGTGGCGCGCGATGATCAGCGACGGCACGGGCAAGACAGCGGGGTTTCACCTGTCGTCGCTTTACAGCCCGGTCGGCTGGCGCAGTTGGCGCAACATTGCCGCCGCGTGGGAAAGCTCCGTCAACAAGGAATCGGGGTCGGCGGCCGCCATCAAGACCTTCAAGAACACCGAACTGGGTGAGACCTGGGTCGAGGAAGGCGAAGCGCCCGACTGGCAACGGCTGGTCGAGCGCCGCGAGGACTACCGGATCGGCACCGTTCCGCAGGGTGGATTGCTCCTGGTGGGTGCTGCCGACGTTCAGAAGGATCGCATCGAGGCGTCCATCTGGGCCTTCGGGCGCGGCAAGGAGTCCTGGCTGGTCGAACACCGCGTGCTGATGGGCGACACCGCCCGCGACGCGGTGTGGAAGCGACTCGCAGAGCTGCTTGCAGAGAACTGGACACACGCCTCGGGTGCGGCGATGCCTTTGGCCCGTTTCGCTCTGGATACCGGCTTTGCGACGCAGGAGGCCTACGCCTTCGTGCGGTCCTGCCGTGACCCGCGCGTGATGCCAGTCAAGGGCGTACCGCGCGGGGCGGCACTGATCGGCACGCCGACCGCCATCGATGTCTCGCAAGGCGGCAAGAAGCTGCGCCGGGGCATCAAGGTGTTCACGGTGGCGGTCGGCATCGCCAAGTTGGAGTTCTACAACAACCTGCGCAAGGGCGCGGACGTCAGCGAGGACGGCGTGACCACCGTCTACTCGACGGGGTTCGTTCACCTGCCCAAGATCGACGCGGAGTTCATCCAGCAGCTCTGCGCCGAACAGTTGATTACCCGCCGCGACCGCAACGGCTTCCCGGTGCGCGAGTGGCAAAAGATGCGCGAGCGCAATGAAGCGCTCGACTGCTACGTGTACGCCCGGGCGGCCGCATCGACGGCAGGCCTGGATCGCTTCGAGGAACGCCACTGGCGCGAACTGGAGCGCCAACTCGGGATGGAACGGCCACCGGATGAGCCACCCCCGATTCAAGCATTCGACCCAGACGAGGCCACCCAACGAGGTGGCCTTTCTGTTTCTGCAACCCCATCGCGGCGGCGCGTCATCAAGAGCCGCTGGCTGTCTTGATTTTCAGAGGAGTTTTCATGAGTCTTGCCACCCGCATCGAGAGCCTGGTCATCCGGGTTGCCCAGGAGTTCAACGACGTCCGCGCGACGGCAGGCAGTCTGGCCAGCCTGTCCACCAACGACAAATCGAGTCTGGTCGCCGCCATCAACGAGCTCAAGGCAGCGGTCTTGTCCGCGATGGCCATCGACGACAACCAGATCGCCACCACCAGCACCTACTCGTCGAACAAGATCGTGTCGTTGCTGGATGCGCTCAAGGCCGACATTCTGGGTGGTGCCGATGCCGCCTACGACACCCTGGTGGAAATCCAGCAACTGCTACAGAACGGCACCAGCGGTCTGGACGCGATTCTGAGTGCCGTCAATCTGCGCGTGCGCTTCGACGCGGCGCAGACCTTGACGGTGGCCGAGCAGCTGCAGGCCCGCACCAACATCGGGGCGGTCGCTGCCAGCGACGTTGGCAACACCGATACCGACTTCGTCGTGATCTTCGACGGGGCGCTGGCCTGATGAGTCTTGCGTCCAGCATCGCCGCCTAGGCGGCGCGCATCGGCTTCGAGGTCAAAACCAAGATCGACGCCACGCATCCCGGTATCGCCCGGGTGTGGGTCAGCTTCGGCTACGTCAACGGTCAGATCGTGATCGCTAGTGCGCACAACGTCGCCAGCGTGGTGCGCACGGCGGCGGGCCGGTACCGCGTGCATTTCGCGGTAGCGATGCCGGATGCGAACTACTGCTGGACGGCACTCGCCCGCAGCAGCACCAACACCGGCCAGCAGCGCGTGGCCCTGGTGCGTGCCAGCTCCGACCTCAAGACCGCGCAGTACGTCGATATCTCTTGTGCGACGGCTGCGGCGTCGTTTGACGACTCCTCTGAAATCAACCTCGTCGTGTACCGCTGATGGCCTATACAGAAGCCCAACTCCAGGCACTGGAGACCGCGCTCGCCAAGGGCGAAAGCCGCGTCAGCTTCGGCGACAAGACGGTCGAGTACCGCTCGGTCGATGAACTGAAGGCTGCGATCCGCGAAGTCAAGCGCG